TTTTGAGATTACTAAAGACGATGGTGACAGATGGCATCTAATCCAAAGCCTCTCAGGAGACCCCACAGATGGGTACTCTGGTTGCCCTGGAATAGGAGTCAAGCGAGCCACAGAGTTACTAGACAAGAACGAAAACAAGTGGGAGGCAGTGTGTAAAGCCTATAGAGATAGAGGGTTATCAGACGATGACGCTTTGCTCAACGCACGTCTAGCCAAGATCTTACAAAAAGAAGACTTCGATCATGACCGCAACCAACCTATTTTATGGACTCCTAATTAATTATGTTGAATGATTTGTTTCCACACCCTTTGGTAGCTAGAACTGGTAGAATCCAACAGTGGATTAAAGAACCAGAAGGACGCTTACCTGTCAGCTGCACAGTATTTGTAGTTGAAGATAGCATCGAGGGTGAGAATGGAATAGAAGCTAGCTGGCGTTTTGTCAGTCACGCTCTACGATTTGGAGCAGGTGTAGCAGTACACCTCTCTAAGATTAGACCTAATGGTCACACCAATGATAAAGGATTAGTCGCTAGTGGCCCTGTATCATTTGGTAAAGTATACTCTGCTCTTAATGAAACTATTAGGAGGGGGGGCATTTATAAAAATGGGGCCTGCGTTTTGCATCTTGATTTAGATCATGACGACATCCTAGAATTTATCACAACACCAAGAGAAGAATTAGCTTGGGTTAAACGTTGTGTAGATTTAACTCCAGAGATGTGGGAGAACACACCTCATAAAGAAGCATTGTTACACGGCATCAAGTCGGGTGACATTTGGTTAAACAAAATTAAGTATCAGTATGGAAAACGAATCTACTCCAACGTCTGTCTTGAAGTTTACCTGCCCTCACGTGGCACGTGCTTGTTACAGCATGTCGCTCTCAGTGCCTGTTTGCTCTCCAATATACAAGAGGGTTTCGTTACAGGTATGTCCGAGTTGTGTGATCTCCATTCAAGGACAGGTGTTGGAAAATCTGGAGAGTACCTTGCCTCGGAAAATGACAGACAAGTTGGGCTCGGAATGCTCGGTCTTGCCAACCTCCTCAGACGTTACAAAGTAACCTACGAAGAATTTGGTCACGCCTTAGAAAGGATTAACAATGGTGACACACCACGAGAAGGTACAGCTGCCAAGATAGCCTTCGGTATCAAACGTGGAATACTAGCAGCAGCTGATATAGCTCGTGAACATGGTATGGAGAGAGCATTTGCTATAGCTCCTACTGCATCATGTAGTTACAGCACCAAAGATCTTGATGGGTTTACATCCTGTCCTGAGATTGCTCCACCAATAGCTCGAAGTGTAGACCGTGACAGCGGTACATTTGGAGTTACATCTTATGATTATGGCGAAGTTGAGATCGCCTCGGAAGTTGGCTGGGACGCATACAAGCGTGTAGCAGACGGCATAATGACAATGCTCAATAAAACGGGACTTCTTCACGGATACTCATTTAACTCTTGGAGTGATGTAGTAACCTATGACAATGCGTTCATTGAAGAGTGGCTGGACAGCCCCCAAACATCTTTATATTATTCCCTACAAGTAATGGGAGATACACAAGATAAGTCCAGTGCGTTTGCTGCATTAGATGAAGCTGATGTCGATGATTACTTGAGTGGGATACTAAACGAACCCATTACATGTATAGGTTGTGCAGAATGAACCCTTATGATAAGTTATTACAACGGAAAAGAAAGTGGACTCCCGTTAAGCCCACAAAAGGAACCCTCCTTAAAGGTAGTGAAGAAGCCATCTTCCGTGCTCTGGCAATACGGCATATGGAGCTACCTGTGGGTGACTTCATTACGGAAACCCTTAGCAAAGAGGTTCCCGAAATTGCTAGAACACTTCTCGTCTCAAACGTAAAGGACGAGGAGAACCATGACCTTGCTCTTGGTTATATTGCTGACGCTCTTGGCGTTGACGAGAAGGCTGAGAGAGAGGCTAAACTATTACGTGATGCTTGGATAGCTCATCCAGATCACACTGTCCTAAAAGCTTTGGTGGCTGAACGTGCTATTTTCTTTGTTATTCTACCTTTCAATAGGTTTTGTGGCGATGCTGCTCTTAGGACAGTATCGGCTGATATTTCCAGAGATGAGCAAATTCATGTCGCCTGCAACTCTTTGGTATGTGCTGATATGGGTTTACGTCCTAGCAACTCTTTGGACAAACTTAGGAAGGCTACTATAAATTGGATCTTTGAACCATTAAATGATATCTCACCTAACAAATATTTAAGCAGAAAATTCTGGACGAACTCAAGTGATCGTCTAATGTATGAGGGCAAAGCCCCAGAACTTTCTGACACTAAACGAGGCAGGATGCCTGCGTTCTTTGAACATGCAAACACCAACTTACCCAAGTACGCTTGAGTGGGGACGTATCGAAAAGATGATTGATGATCTTGACGAGCAGTTTCCAGACAAGTTTCCAGACCACACACTATCAGAGAAAGAAATATCTTTTAGGGCTGGTCAACTATCAATTATTAGATTACTAAAAGAAAATTTAAAAGGAGAATAACTATGTGTATCGGAGGATTATTTGGAAGCGGTAGAAGAGATCCCGCACCCCCACCAGTACCAGCTGCACCTACACCGCCACCCGCACCAGCACCTGTGCAAACTGCTCCAACAGAAATGCCAGTAAGCCCAACCCCACCTCCTGTAACGGACGATCAAACTAAAAAGAAAGCTAAAGTCAAAGCTAAAAAAGTTAACAAGAAATCTGCTACAGAAGGTACGAGTAAATTAGCTACTAAGAAACCAGCTACAGGTGGGCTAAAAGGAATCACAACTAAACAAGGTGTAAGCACTGGCGGTGCTGGTTCTACTACAGGATCATATTAATGAAAAACGCACGGCAAAGATACCAAGAATTATCGAGTCACCGTGAACAATTTCTGCATGTTGCTTATGAATGTGCAGAACTAACCATTCCTACATTGTTAATGAGAAATGAAGGTGATTCTTTATATCAAAACTTTCATACACCTTGGCAATCAGTCGGAGCTAAAGGAGTCACCACGTTGAGCTCAAAGCTCATGCTTGGGCTTTTACCTCCTAGCACGTCATTTTTTAAACTGCAAGTAGACGACTCCAAACTAGGAGAGGATGTACCACCTAAAGCAAAGAGTGAATTAGATTTAAGCTTCGCTAAAGTAGAACGTATGATTATGGATAGCATAGCAGGTTCTACAGATAGGGTACAAATATTTTCAGCCTTAAAACATCTCGTTGTTACTGGTAACTCACTGGTATTTATGGGTAAACAAGGTATGAAAGTATATCCTTTAAATAGATATTGCGTTGAAAGAGATGGTAACGGTGAGGTTACAGAGATTGTAACTAAAGAAAGAGTCAGTAAAAAATTATTAGGCATGGAAGAATTAGACGATGGGCCTAATGATGATTCTAAAGGAGACTACGCTGGTAGTAAAGATGTAGATGTATATACTTGTGTCAAACTATATGATAATGGTTGGCGTTGGCATCAAGAAGCTAACGATAGGTTACTACCTAACAGCGTAGGCAAAGCCCCAAAAGATAAAACTCCTTGGCTCCCTCTTAGGTTTGTAACTGTGGACGGAGAAGATTACGGACGTTCTAGAGTTGAAGAATTTATGGGCGACTTAAAATCTTTAGAAGCATTAATGCAAGCTATCGTTGAAGGTAGTGCAGCTGCAGCTAAAGTTGTATTCACTGTCTCACCTTCGTCTGTAACTAAACCAAGCTCACTTGCCAATGCTGGTAACGGGGCTATCATACAGGGCAGACCAGATGATATAGGTGTTGTACAGGTAGGTAAAACTGCTGACTTCCAAACAGCATACCAAATGATTAACATACTAGAGAAGAGATTAGCTGAAGCTTTCCTTGTTTTAAATGTACGTCAATCAGAAAGGACTACTGCAGAAGAAGTGCGTATGACACAGATGGAACTTGAGAGACAACTTGGCGGGCTCTTCAGCTTGTTAACAACAGAGTTCCTTATACCATATTTGAAAAGAAAAATGCACACTCTTACACAATCAAAAGAGATACCAGCGATACCAAATTCACTGGTTAGACCAACGATTGTTGCAGGAATAAATGCACTTGGCAGAGGTCAAGATAGAGAAGCACTATTACAATTCATCACAACTATCTCTCAGACAATGGGGCCAGAGGCTTTAGCTCAATTCTTAAATCCTGATGAGGCTATCAAACGACTAGCTGCATCACAGGGTATAGATATATTGAACCTTGTTAAGAGTGTTGATGAACGCAATGCTGACCAAGAAAAAGCAATGCAAGCACAACAAATGCAATCACTGACAGATCAAGCTGGTAAATTGGCTAACGCTCCAATGTTAGATCCATCTAAAAATCCAGAAGCTCTTGAAGCTGTCAATTCTATTACACCCGCACTACAACCACAGTAATTATGGCAGAAACAATCCGCTACGATACATCAGATGATCCAGTAGCAGCACAAGCTATTGCAGAAAAAGAAGCTGAGTCTTTACGAATAGGTGAAGACCTTATGAACAAGCAAGATAAAAGACTTGCTGGTAAATATAAAACAGCTGAAGAATTAGAAGCTGGTTATCTTGAGCTACAAAAAAGATTAGGTGAAACACCTGCTAGAGATACAGACACAACTGAGCCAGAACCAGAGTATCAGTTATACTCTGATGATGGTGGAGTAAATTATGATACTGCAAATGAGTTATATGGAGAACAACTAGGAGACTTATTTAAGTCCAACGACATTGACCCGTTTGCTATGAGTAAACACTTTGAAGAGAATAATGGTACTCTAGATGATGCCATGTATGAACAGTTAAATAAAGCTGGACTTAACAAAGACATAGTTGACAATTATTTAGCAGGTGTACGAGGTTCTTTAGGAACTCAACCAGATCCTACTACGTCAATTTTAAGTGACGCAGAGGTGCAAGACCTTAAAGGTTTAGCTGGAGGAGAGCAAGGTTATAATAATTTAATGGATTGGGCTGGTAATAATTTAGGTGAAGAAGCGGCTAAAGATTATGATGATGTTTTAGCAACAGGCAACAAATCTGCAGTTAAATTTGCAATCACCGCACTTATGTCAAAATACGAAGATGCTAATGGCAGGGACACTAACCTTGTTACAGGCAAAGAATCAGCCCCAGAAACATACAGAAGTATGGCTGAGGTTGTGAGAGATATGAACAAACCAGAATACACACAAGATGAAGCGTTCAGAGATGACGTTATCAGAAAGTTATCCGCATCAAATTTAAAAGTATAGGAGCTAAAAAATGCCGATGGGAAAAGGAACTTACGGAAGTAAGAAAGGCAGACCTGCTAAGAAAATGAGCAAGGGTATGTCTAAACTACCAGCAGCAGTACGCAAAAAAATCTTAGGTAATAAGAAAAAATAATGGCTGTCAAAAAGAAAAGTGTCAGTCTTAAAATGGGTAAGCATAAGTCTCGCTCAGGTGGACTGACAGCAGCTGGTAGAAAAAAATACAACAGAGCTACTGGCTCAAATCTAAAAGCTCCACAACCCCAAGGTGGTGCTCGTAAACGCTCCTTCTGTGCTCGCATGAAAGGAGTTAAAGGGCCAATGAAAAAACCCAACGGTAAGCCAACCCGTAAAGCTTTGGCACTACGCAAATGGAAATGCTAATGCACAAACCTAATTCAGTTAATGTACAAGGGGCAAGTACCCCTGTTAAACATTATAAAGATAATAATAAAATTTTACCTAATTTTGGTGCAACTAGAATTGGAAAAATTAGACTTAAAAAAGTATAATGGCAGGTAAATCTAAATTTTCTACACCGTATTATGACGATCAAGATAAACTTAAAAAGTTTTCTAAAAATGCGGACAAAGTTTTTAAAAGAAACATAAAAAAAGTTAACAGTGTAAATGAGCAACCATAATGGCTAAACGTGGACTATACGCAAACATACACGCCAAGAGAAAGCGTAT